TTTATTTTTGAAAAGACCTGGGGCATGGGTCTTTATATCCAATCTACTCGTCAGAATTGGCTCTATCTAACATCATCTTAAGAAGAGCTTTCCGACTTTGGAGGGGAGGAATGTAACCTAAATACTTTTTGGCTGCACTGAGTAACTTAGGAGCCCACACGTCATACACGTCTTGTGGGTGATAACACAATTCCTCTAAGGCTACACGAATGTTATCTTTCTCTATCTGTTCCTTATCCGAACAGTCTTTAGTCCAATTTGGCATCTCCAATATAACACTAAGTTCTAATGGTGCCACAATCTTATAAATCTCTTTCTCATATCTAAAACTTCTTTTTAAAAACTGAACTTCTAAAATATTCCTAGTTATAAAGATACGACCATCCTTCGCTTCATTAGTATAAATCATTCCATACTTTTTCATCATCTGAGTTAGAGTCTCCTGGTTAAACCAGTATTTGACTCGAGGACTAATATTTATAACACTATCATCACCATAGCATTTAGGTTTCACATTAGTCGAGTACGTTTTGATCGCTACATCTAAACCTTCTGGGTGGTTATCCAAATAACAAGCTCTAATTAAACATTTATTAACAGTAGTATTCAAAGGGGCAGTCATAGGATTACCTGAAGACAGGCACTTAGACCACTGATATACTACATTGCCACGAATATGGCAAGATTGCATCATTATATACATGAGATTACGTCTCCTCCTAAAATTCTCTATTCCATCATCATAAAAAGGATTTATAATTTTATCTACAATAGCTTGAAACATTGGATAAGTTTGACTAGAATCGAAGCCTGAATAATCTCCTGCCAGAACGTCTGGTCCAAGAGAAGTTAGCTCGTGATACAAGGCATCCCATTTGTATCCATACACATTAATACCTATACAAGATCCATTCCAGACATGGTTCTCTACCAAATCTTCACTCCAAGCGCCCATACACATCCTAACCAAAATGGCTCCATCTAATGAAACACCATTGAAAACTCGTGTCTTACTATCTGCTTTCTCTTTGGGTAATCTCTCATCTTTAAGGTGATCACTAAATAATAAAAGTAATCGCCAACCATCTTCTCGGGCAAGAAATTCCCACATCCACATCACAGTTTTCCTAAGCTGAATAGCCAAAGGCCTATTAAAATCAAATTTACCATCCGATCCAAAATAATCTCTCTTTCCTCCACTCTTAGCGAGAAGAGAATAAGGATAACCAGCTGAAGTAGATAGGGGTAGTGAATCTGCATAATCATGTTCAAAGATACCAGCACATGCCTCCTCGAAGGTCCAATTGTGTGGCTTGAACTTGGGTCTTCTATAATGCATATCAGCAAACTCCATCTCTGCTGCAATCCTAAAATTCGTATCATCATAATGAGCTACTTTAGATCCATATCTAGCTATATTGGCGGAAAAAGGCTCAATTTTCTCTCCTTTACTATTTGTGTATACACTCAAATGTGCAGGACAGGATATTGGTTCTTTTATCATTC